GGTGTAGATGATCCGACCAATATCTCCTCGAAATTCCGCCAAGGATGGGAGCCTGTGAAGGCTTCGGAACATCCTGAAATCCAACTGATCGGTACCGGTAAAAACCGGGTCCCTGACAGCATTGAGATCGGCGGTCTTATTCTCTGCAAGATGCCCACTGAATTTGTTGAGCAGCGGAATGCTTATTATAGTAAGCAAACCGAGCAACAGATTGAATCGGTGGACAACAACTTCATGCGCGAGAACGACAAACGCATGCCTCTCTTCAACGAGCGGCGTTCGGAAGTCAAGTTCGGACGTGGTACTTAATTTCAGGAGTTAATCATGCCTTCTGTTGCTTCTCCCTACGGGTTCCTTCCCGTGAATCGAATCGGTGGGCTGCCGTATGCCGGCGCTACCCGTGAATTTTTGGTTGATCCCGCTGGTTACAATACGAACATCTTCACTGGTAGTATCGTGTATGTGAACGGTAGTGGCTATATCAACATTGTTACTGCTGATGGTACTGACGGTACTACGAATGCATGGCCGGCTGGAACTACGCTGACTGGTGCAATCGGTATCTTCATGGGCTGTGAGTATGTTAACTCGTCGGGTCAGGTGGTTCACTCGCCTTACTACCCTGCGAATACAGTCGCTCCGACTGGTACCTCCATCAAGTGCAAGGTGGTTGACGATCCCGATATCGTGATGCAATGTCAGTCCGCCGCCGCGATTGATCAAGCGGAACTTGGTGCAAATGCCATCATGAACGCCGTGCAAAGCACCAGCACCGGTTCGACGCTTACTGGTCGTTCGAATACTGCTATTAGCGGTACGTCGGAAACCACGACTGCACCGTTCCGCATCATTGGATTTGTGTCGCCCGCGGGTGAGACGTACACTGATGTGCTTGTCAAGTTCAATCCCGGCTGGCACGCCTATACTCAGGTCGTCGGCATCTAAGGAGTCTAATCATGGCTATCTCTCGTTCACAAATCCAGAAGGAACTCCTGCCTGGGCTTAATGCCCTGTTCGGCTTGGAGTACGCGAAGTACCCCGAAGAGCACAAGGAAATCTACGAAGTTGAGAGTTCTGAACGCTCTTTCGAGGAGGAAGTCAAGCTGTCGGGCTTTGGTGCTGCTCCGGTGAAGGCCGAGGGTTCGGGAATTCGCTACGACAATGCACAAGAAGCGTGGACCGCGCGCTACAACCACGAAACGATTGCTGCTGGTTTCTCGATCACTCAAGAGGCGATTGAAGATAACCTGTATGCGTCGCTTGGTGCGCGTTACACTAAGGCTCTCGCTCGTGCTATGGCCTATACCAAACAGGTCAAGGCCGCGTACGTCCTGAACAACGCATTTGCTACTGTCACTTATGGCGATGGCAAGGTGCTTTGTGCGACCGACCACCCTCTGGTCAGCGGCGGTACCAATAGCAACACTCTTGCGACTGCTTCGGATCTGAATGAAACTGCTCTCGAAGCGGCCATCATCCAGATTGCAGGGTGGACTGATGAGCGTGGACTGCTGATTGCGGCGAAACCGAAGAAGTTGATTATCCCGGCTGCTTCGATGTTCATTGCGACACGTCTGTTGGAAACCGAAAAGCGTGTGGGTACGGCAGATAATGATGTGAACGCCATTGTGACCAATGGGGCTATCCCTGGCGGTTATGCAGTGAATCACTTCTTGACTGACACCGATGCGTGGTTCCTGACCACTGACGTTCCAAACGGTCTGAAGCACTTCGTTCGTGTTGCTCTGAAGACCTCTGACGAAGAGGATTTCGACACGACTAACATGAAGTACCGTGCCCGTGAGCGGTATAGCTTCGGAGTTTCGGATCCGCTTGGAGTGTTCGGCTCTGCTGGGGCGTGATCAACGTAGTAGTGAAGTCAAAAGGCTCCTTCGGGGGCCTTTTTCATGGATATTTTTATGGGCACTACAACATTCTCCGGGCCGGTAGTTACGACAGAAGGTGGGATTATAATCCCTAAGACATCTGGAGTAGGGATTAAGATTGATCCACAAGCAGCAACTTTTGGTTGGCGTGATATCATCGGTAATGTCGAACCTAAATCGACAGGCGTTGGATCACCAGCGCGGGCAGTGTACCGTGGTGGACAACTTGGTCAATACGCGTTTGTCGTCAATGATGTTTGTGACTTTCAGTTTCATCTTCCGCATGACTATGTTCCTGGTACAGATTTGTACTTTCACGTCCACTGGAGCCACAATGACGCGGTTTCGATAACTGGAAACGCTGTCTTTGAAATCTACTATAGCTACGCAAAAGGACACAATCAAGCAATATTTCCAGCGGAAAAAGTCTTGACGATTACATATGCTACAGTAAATTTAACTACGACACCGCAGTATCAGCATCGCATTGATGAAGTAATTATGTCTGGCCCTTCAGCGACAGCAACTTTAATGGATAGAGATGATATCGAAGTAGATGGGTTAATCCTGGCTACTCTGAAGATGGCAACTGTCCCAACATTTGGAGGTACTGGAAAGGTATTCGTTCACACGTGTGATATCCACTACCAATCTTCGAACATGGCGACCAAGCAGCGGGCGCCAGATTTTTACGTCTGACCGCTTGACTCCCTGTTGACACAGGGGTATAAAGCTGAAATCCCGAGACCCACCTTCGCTCACCGACTGACTCGGCAGACCATCCTCTAGGACGGTGAGTGCAATATGAGGAAATAGATCATGGCCCTGTCCACGTTCCAAGGCCCGGTGCGTTCGCTCGCTGGCTTCTACTCCCAAGGCCCAAATAGTGTCGTCAATTTGGCTAATGGCACTAACACCATTACACTGACTGTCGCCGCTCATGCAGGTAAAGTTATTCGTACAAATGATGCCACGCTAGTGATCACCCTGCCTACGATTAGTGCTTCGACTACCGATACTCAAGATACTCCGAATAATATCGGTTGTACCTACACTATTGTAGTCGAAACGTCCATCACGACTGGCTCAATTGTTACTGATGGCACTGATAAGTTCGTTGGTGGCATTCTTGGTGTTGATACCGACACTGGTGGAGCAGCAATTGGTTACGTCCCCGCCTCTACTAACGATGTCATGAGTTTCGATGGTACAACTAAGGGTGCTCTTGCAGGAACAGTACTCAAGTTTACTGCTCTTACCACTGCTAAGTATCTTGTCGAAGGAATTCTGCTCGGTTCCGGTACTGTTGCCACCCCGTTTGCTGATTCTTAATTAGGAGCATAGCATGGCCGATACATGGGCGATTACGCCTGCGGTCGATGATGATATGTTCCGAGCCGCAGCCTCTATTGCGGGGGCTGGGGCGGTCACGTTGCTCACAAATACTGTGGCACCGAACGGCTGCGGGTACAAGATCGTCATTACTTCGTCAGGTAATGAGTCAGCTAGATCGTTTGTTATTACTGGCGTCAAAGTTGGTGATGTAAATGGTCGGCTGACTTCTGAGACAGTTACTGGTCCGAATGCCACTACGGCGTCGTCAGTAAATTTCTACACCTATCTTAGCAGTATCACAATCAGTGCCGCTTCGGTCGGTAACGTGAAGTTCGGCACCATCGGTTCTCTCGCGCTCCCACGCTGCCGCGTCAAGGGTATCTGGTGCGTAGCCGCTGCAAGTGCTGGCAGTGTGAAGATTAATGCTGATACTTCTTCCGGTACTCTACTTCTTCAGATGGATGTCCCAGCAGTGGCTTCGGCTGCTGATGCCTTCTATTTTGATGTTGGGGATCTCTTGGTTGCTAATGGGGCGTCGTCGGTCGGTGCACAGTGTGCAGTAGTGACGTTGACTCAGGTAACTCTCGCAACTTTGATCTGCGGCTAATATGCCTAGTAAATCACCAGAGCAGCGCAGATTCATGGCCGCTGTGGCGCACAATAAAAAGTTCGCCAAGAAGGTCGGTGTTCCGCAAAGCGTTGGTAAAGACTTTAACCGTGCAGATACGCGAAAGCGTAAAGGAGCTAAATGATGGCTACGAAACCCAAGAAGATGCCCCCGTGGATGGGCAAGGAAAGCAAGAAAGAAGAAACCATGGAGCGTAAGAAAGCTCCTGGCAAAGCTGCATACAAGAAGATGGAAATGATGTCTGAGGGTGAGAAGTACAAGAAGGGTGGCGCTGTGAAGCGCAAGGGGTGCTAAATGGCAACTTCTGGTACCACGGCTTTCAGTCCTGATCTTTCAGAACTGATCGAAGAGGCGTTTGAACGCTGTGGTGCCGAACTACGTTCGGGCTATGATTTTCGTACTGCTAGACGTAGCCTGAACTTCCTCTTTGCCGACTGGGCGAATAGGGGCATTAACCTTTGGACGGTGGATACTGGCACTATCGCAATGGTGGATGGTACGGCAACGTATAATCTTCCTACTGATACCGTCGATCTGATCGAGCATTCGATTCGCACTGGTAGTGGCGACACGCAAGCAGACCTAAGTATTCATCGAATCAGTGTCTCATCCTACGCTGCAATTCCCAATAAGACTGCTGAAGGTAGGCCGCTGAACGTCTACGTCAACCGGCAAGCCCCCACTCCTACCGTCACAGTTTGGCCTGTTCCCGACGCGTCATCCACGTATACGCTTGTGTATTGGTACCTTCGCCGGATCGAGGATGCAGGGGATGGGGTGAACACCCCGGACGTTCCCTTCCGCTTCCTGGCGGCTCTGGTGGCCGGTCTTGCGTACTACCTGTCCATGAAGATTCCCGGCGCGTTGGAGCGCCAGCAGGTGCTGAAGGATCAATACGACGTAGCATGGCAGCTTGCTGCCGACGAAGACCGCGAGAAGGCTGATCTGCGGCTGGTGCCTCGGTTATTCAGGGTGTAGATATGCAACGCGGACTAGGCATTTGCGATAGGTGCGGATTCCAGTTCAAGCACCACACTCTTCGTGAGCAGATGGTGAAGCAGCGTCCTTCTGGCCTTCTTGTTTGCCGTGACTGCCTGGATATCGATCACGAACAGTTGATGGTAGGCACGAAACCTATCGTGGATAAGCAGACGTTACGTAACGCAAGGCCGGATACAGGTGCAGCGGCTTCACGGGAACTCACTGGTACATATGATTCAGCGACACATAACCTATGAACTACACTGAACTTCAGACTGCCGTTGAGGATGCTGTCGAGAACAGTTTCTCGGCGGAGATGTTCGCCAATATGACAAAGTTGGCGGAAGAGAAAGTCTACAATTCAGTTCAGATCCCTGCCCTACGGAAGAACGTCACTGGTACGATGACTGCCAGCAACAAGTATGTTGCGGCTCCGACCGATTTTCTTTCTGTCTTCAGTATGGCAGTAGTGAATGGGTCAGGGGTGTACAGTTACCTTCTGAACAAGGATGTGAACTTCATTCGTGAGGCATATCCGACTCCGACCAGCACAGGACTACCGAAGTACTATTCTATCTTTGGCCCAGACAGTAATGATGCTGATGAACTGACATTCATCTTTGGTCCGACACCAGATTCTGGATACACACTTGAACTACATTACTTCTACTACCCTGAGACCATCGTAACTGCTACCACTTCTTGGCTCGGCGATAACTTCCATTCAGTGCTCTTCAATGCCGTAATGGTCGAAGCTGCGAGGCAACTGAAGTTGGAAGAGGATATGGTGGCGCTGTATCTTGACCAATATAAGCAGTCTTTGACTCTACTTAAGAATCTCGGTGACGGCAAGATGCGGCAGGACGCTTATAGGTCTGGACAACTTAGGACACAAGTGATATGAAACGCGGCAAATTTGAACTCCGACAGTCGTCAGACTTTCAGTGGTATGTTGTACTAGTCGCTGGTAATGGCGAGGTAGTTATGACTAGTGAACTATATACCACGAAGAGTTCTGCACAGGCGGCTACTAAATATATTCGTTGGATTGCTGCTATGGCGCGTGGGGCTAAATAACATGACATCAAATCTCTACGAAAAAGTGTGGGCCAACGCCGACTATCGTCGCGTGGCCCCTGGTGAGCAATTGGCTCATCGTTTCGTGGAGCTTGCTAAACCTACCTCTCGGGTGATCGACTTCGGTACAGGTACTGGGCGTGGTGCAGTTCTGATTCATGCCCTTGCGAACGTGCCTGTGACTGCGCTCGATTGGGCTACGAACTGCCTAGATG